TCTCCTACTTGATTTCTCCGTTCTCAAGAGCCTTCATGATAGCATCCTGGTTCTTCTTGTACCAGTCAATATCCTTGCTTTTTTGAGCAAGTTCGGCTCTTGTCATCCCCGCCAAGCTGTCGCTTTGTCTTGGGATGCCAGTCTGCCCGGCGCCCTGGGCTGCTTTTGGTGGCTCGACCTTGAGCCTGGCGGCAAGATCCGCAATTGAAGCGTCTATCTCTTCCTCCGTGCTGCCATTCACATACTTGGCATCGGTCGGAAGTAACCCGGCTGCTGTAAGCTTCTCGATTTTCGTCTGTTGGAGCTTCAGGCCGGTGAGTTCTTGATCTTTCGATTGCAGCAGAGCATCTTTCTCAACCAGAGATGCCTTTAGCTGTTCAAGCTCGGTCATCTGGCTTTTCTTCAGCTCTGCTAGCTCCTCCGAATCCTTTTTCAGGTCTGAGTAGTTTGCAAACTGTTTTTTCTGTCTAGCCAGCCGGTCCTCAACTATGGCGTTGACTTCAGACTGTGTAAGCATCTTTTCATTACCGCCTTCTGGTGCCGGAGGCGTACCGGCTGAATTAGTTTCGTCTGTCATGAGAAAACCTCCATTCCGGAGTAGAGATGATTAGAATTTACAGGATAGATGGATTCGCCCGGATTCGGGCTACTTCTTCGGCCAGCTCTGGGCTGTCAAGCGCAAGCCCCTGGCAGACGGATGCCGCCTTTTCTACCGACATGAAACCGCCTGCGACCGCAAGCGCACAGGTCTGAGTGGTTTCTCGGGGATCGTCGGGTATACCGTCCTGGAGGTGGACCCGAACAACATCAGGCTCAAATGCTGCCTGCCCAGCCCCGAGAGCCGCATCGAGCTTAGATTTCAGGCTCAGCACGGCAGCAAGTGCCTTTGTATAGTTAGAAGCGAGCCATCGGACTTTCGCTAGCGTTTCAGACTGCTTGAGCCTGATAGCCGTTCCACTTTCGGCCTTGTTCAGCTCATCGTCGTCCGTCAGGGCGAAATCCTTGAGTAGCTGCTTGTAAAGCCCATCGATCTCCCTCTGCACGTCTTCCAATTGAGCCTGCCAGGTCAGGTATTGAGCCGCAGGTTCGTCCTTTTCAACTATGATAGCATCTTCAGACTTCCAGATCCATTTTTGGAGCGAATGATCAAAGGTAAACGCGCTGGAAGGAGCCATAGGTTTGGGCCTGGAGAACTTAGCAAGGACTTCGGCCCGTCTGGAATAAGCTAAGTCGAGAGCTTCCAGTTTGGATTTGGCTTCTTTTGAGTAGTCGGACTGCCCATAGTAGCGATCCGTGGTGAGGATGTTGTCCACCCGGACCACCAACAGCTCGTCTATGCCAGTGAACTGGTTGCCCTGACCATCTACCTGCAGGCCCATGAACTGAGGAAAATCCTGCAACTCTTTGGGGTCGCCCAGCTTCCCATCCTTCCGCTCATAGACTACATGCTGGATCGAACCTGCTTGATGGATCGTGAACTTGACATACGCAATTTTCTTTTTCTCAACTTCGACATCGAACTCTTGGAAAAATGCGTATGCTTGGACCTTGCGGACGTTGCCCGGCGAGACCACGAGATAGCAATTCTCGGGACTTTGAGCTACTATGCCATCTTGAGTGACCTCGAAAAGCCCTATCCCTGCTCTTGATGCGTCAGTGAGTACCTCGTAGTCTGGCGTCTCATAAACAATCGGAGCATCGACTTCTGGCGCCTCACCGATCAGGAAATTGAGATACTCTTTGGTGGCCGTCTTGGCTATGCCTATCAGGATAGCTATCTTTTTGTCGTCCTCAATTTTGTCTTTGAGGTATGCTGAGAACTTCGAGAATACTACTTCATGATCTCCCGAATAGAGCAGCCGGTTGGCTTTGTGATCGGCCAGCCTGGCCGTCTCCTCAGCATCCTCTGGCGGCCATGGCTTGCCAGGAGCAATAAAACTAAGATCAGTGAGCATTGCCGGACTCCACTAGCTTCTTTCCGTCGTCTGCCGCGGCTTTGGCCGCGTTCTGCAGGATCTTTCCATGGCAGGCCTGACAAGAGTATTTGCCCTGCAGGATGTCGTCTCCTGACCCCCGGCCAGCCACAAGCACGGGCTGAAAATGGATTTGAGCGACGGGTATAGGATACTCTTTTGGAGATATCTCCTTGCTACAGAAAATGCAGATTGTCAAAGTCTCACCGCTCGATTCCAGAAATAGCGTGCCATATCGCAACTATCATCATTTTGTTTCAAAGGCTGTTCCTTGGCCGCGCCCTGAGACTTTTCGTCCCACACATAACCAGCATGCTCAGTCACAGTGCGCTTGCAACAAGAGCAGAAGCGAACCAGATGAGTGTACAGGGCAGATCCGAAATCCTGCAGCTCTTTTACTACGTCTGCCTTTTCTGCTGACCTGATTGACAGCTTGGGATAATCTGTTTTGAGCTGTTTAATCAAGCTCAGCCCGCCGCCTCCGGGATCAACTTCCACAGATATAGGTATTATGAGCCTGCCATTGTAATTCAGCATCTCGTGGCCAAACTCTTGAGAGTAAATGGTGTTGGGTTTATCGTTCGTGAAGTACTCTTTCACCAGGTACCAACACTTTTTTGATAGCGAATAGCCCCAAAGCCCCATGCACGTTGGATGGACCTGGCCATAGTCTATCGAGACCATCCAGGTAACGAGGTCATCCGGAGCCTCATTGACAACATAATCGTCTTTGGTATCTGTGCTAAAGAAACTGTAAACTCTGCCTTCTGCAGCCACCCATAGGCCCAAGATGAACCTGAGATAGTAGACTGTGCCCGGCGGGTTCTCCTTGATCAGATCTGCTTTGTAATCATCGGTGAGGCCGGGGTTGTCATCAAGAACGAAATGCCAGAGCCGGATAGAGATTTCTTTTACTCTGTCAATGTAATCCGTTTTAATGTAATGCAATGGTTGATCGGGGTTTGTGGTTCCTAGAAGTGTTGAACCCGCTTTGTCCAACCTTGTCCTCAGCATCTTGAAAACTCTCTTCGCCCAGGTGGTGACCTCGTCCCCATAGGCATCGATGAGCGTCGGACCTCGAAACTTCTTTTCTTGTCCTATGTCGTTGGCTCCTCTTACAGATACCGTTTTTTCGAATATGAAGAATTTCCTCCAGCCGGTGTTATGCCGTATGGCGGCTGGCAAAAGGTCTTTGAGTGGATCAATACAATTGAGTTCTAAGGTTTCGGTCGTGTTCCCGACCATCATTCTGCGGCCCTTTCTGCCTTGAGCGCACCGCCAGAGCCACACGATCAAGCTCATGATGGTTTTGGATGACCTCACCGATCCATACCAGAGATTGATACTCTTGGGATGATCAATGCTTTCAAGAATGCTTTCGGCCTGTTTGCCAGTCGGCAGGAAGAGATCGTTGGTGCCTTTGATCGGCTCGATTCCCTGGGCAAGCTTCCTGAGACATTCGAATATTTGGCCCTGGTCTTCGTCTTGCTCAGCTTTCAGGAACACGGTATAAAGCGCGTGGTCTCGCGGGATGTCGCCTAATCGGATTGCAGCGATAAAGTAATCAAGTAGATCTTTGGGTGGGATTTCGACGTTGCCGGAAGGGAGAGTAGCAATTACAGCGGGCCGCTTTCGTCTTGCCTCGATCTTATCAAGCTGCTTGGACGGGGGTTTCATTCTTTGTTTTGCTCCCTCTCAAGGGCATCAACCCGGGCCTGAATCTTCTTCCATTCTCCAATTTCCATCGAGAACTTCTGACTATTAGTCATCGCATTAGCCAGAGAAGCGTATTGACCAGCATGGGACAGGGGATCATCACACGCAATGATTTTATTCATAAGGCGATTCAGGCCCTGTCTTAGGCCTTCCGGCGTGCTGTGCTTTATATACTGTTTACGCTTCTTAGGGATCACGTGTTCTTGTTTTCCGGTAGAAGAGGGGGGGGCTGTGGTTTTCATTCATTGGATCAGTCCATTAACATTATTATTTTGAAGGCCGGGGAAGGAGGGAGGGAGAACCCCGGCGTAGGCCTCAATTCAGAGCATGCCCCTCTTATCACAGGCCGCTATTGGGCTT